TGATTGGGCGGACCCGCGAACCACTGCGGCCAGCGAGTTTTTATATATGCCTAATAACCCTCCGGTTTATATCCCGATCGGGGGCGGTGATTTCCGGGTGATCATAAATTTATTAAAACTGCCTTAAATTAGAAAGTTTTAACTATGCCGCGAACCGTATCCAGTACTTTAAAAGCTGAAGTTTTTGCCCAGCACTCATCAGAGATTTTTTATGCCCTGCTGGTAATATCCCATGCAGATATTACGACTTTGCGATTTGTAGCCAATACCGAAAATGTTACCAGCAACGGCAATACCTACACGGCATATCCTTTTGAAATCCGGCTGCCCCAAGAGCGCGAAGACCAGCCGCCCCAAGTACCTATTGTGATCGATAATGTCGATAGAGCCATAGTAGATGAGATCCGCACTTTGACCGGTGCCCCTACAGTAACCATATCGGTGGTACTGGCATCAGATCCGGATACGGTTGAATACGGGCCGATAGAGGCCACCTTGAGAAATGTTGATTGGAATTTAGCAACTATTACAGGGGATCTACAGGCAGAAGATTTGCTTAACGAAGGTTACCCCGGCCAGTCTTTTACCCCGCAAAATGCCCCGGGGCTTTTCATATGAAAACGGATGGAAAAATACCGGCATGGGTAAAAGACTATGTAGGTATCAGCTTCGAGGTTTGCAACTGTTGGCAACTGATGTGCCTTATTTATCGTGACCAACTGAACATTAAATTACCTTATTTAGACAACCGCTATGTAGATGCTTGGGACCAAAACAAAATAAGCGAGCTATACGCCGCCGAGCTGGCCCGCGTCTGGCAGCCGACCGAGACGCCGGCCGTATTTTCTGCCGTGGTATTTAAGATTCAAGGCAACCCCTGGCATGTCGGTTGCGTGATTGCCAAAGATACTATGCTGCATACCCATTATCGTATTAATGCGGCCGTGGAACGCTTTAATAATGCGTTATGGCGCCACCGCATCGAAGGCTTTTATAACTATGTTGGATAAGTATAATAAAAAGGTTGAGCCCGGGCCCGTTAAGGCTGTTGAGCCCGACCGGCAAACCGGAAAACCGGCTAAACCGGTTTCTTTATTCGCTGCTGCCCATCCCTTTAAAACCGAGCGCATCGACCGCACCGTAATTGCCGGGGGCAGTATTGCCGATATCTTAAAAGAGTGCGGGCTGGGCGTATTATTAGACCCGGCAGCCGATGTCCGCCTATTCGTAGATGATATGTTGATGCCCTCTGACTGTTGGGGCTGGTATACCCCGGAACCTGGTCAAATTATCTGCCTGCGAGTACTACCTACCGGAGGCGGATCTGGCAAGGATGTCTTACGCGGGGTTATGATGATCGCCGTTCTGGCTATGTCTCTTTACGCCCCCTTTGCTGCAAGTGCCATATTAGGGACTAATGTGGGTAACCTCGGCGGCGGGCTTATTACTGCCGGGGTAGGGCTGGGGGGCATGTTGGCAGTCAATGCTTTAATTCCGCCGGCTATCCCGACCTTATCAAATCAAGGCGACGGTATCGGCGCCCCTGGTGGCTATATTACCAGCACCCAAAACCGCGCCAACCTATACGGGCCTGTGCCTCGCGTTTTTGGCACTCACAAATTATATCCCCCCCTGGCGGCCGAACCGTGGACTGAAAATTTCGGCGCAGATTCCTATTTGCGGATGTTATTTTGCGTCGGTATGGGCGAGTATGAAGTGCTCGAAGCCAATATGAAAATCGGGGAGACTGCTTTAACTTCCTACTCTGACTATGAACAGCAGGTCTGGAATACCGCTGATGGTGATCCGGTAACCCAGCTATTCCCCTCTGATGTGCGCGAAGCCCCCCTATCAGTTCAGATAGAATATCTGGGCGGCCCGGAGTCCGGGGGCTGGTATGAACAGACTACCGCCGATAATATCCATGAAATCACTTTAGATATTACATTTCCTTCAGGGCTTTGGCAGCAATACGATAGCGGCCGGGTGCGTTCAAAAACAGTCACCTTTGAGGCCCGCTATTCCGTGGCTGGGGCTGATAGCTGGACGGCCTTTGATGAATCTCCTTTGGATGTTGACACCAAAGCCCACCACCGCTATTCCGTCGGATTTCGGGCCGCCGATCTGGCCGAGGAACAATACGACGTGCAGGTCCGGCGCACAACCGAGGACGAGGCCGGCAGCGGGGTAGACGTTTTAAATGCGGATAGCTACTGGACGGTATTGCGCTCTATTACTTATACGGCCCCCTTTGAACTGGATAATACTACTCTAGTGGCTTTGAGAATTAAAGCCAGCGGCCAGCTAAGCGGGGTTTTAAATCAGTTTTCATGTATCGCATCGGCCAAAGTGCCTACCTACACGGCCAGCGCCTGGACCGCCAACACAGCTACCCGCAGCCCGGCATGGGCTTTTGCTGAAGTCCTACGCGGGGATGCCAATTTAAGAGCCGTGGCGGATGCTAAAATTGACGGTGATATTTTAGAGGGCTGGGCCGATTATTGTACTGATGAGGTACTATATTTTGATGCCGTGATTGATAGCAAAACCACCGTTTTTGAATTACTGCGTATCATTGCCGCAGCCGGGCGGGCTTCTTTTGCCATTATCGATAATAAATACGCAGTCGTGCAGGATGTTGAGCAAACCGTACCCCGTCAGCATTTCAGCCCCCGTAACAGTTGGGGCTTTTCAGGCCACAAATCTTTTATCGATACCCCCCACGGCATTAAATGCCGTTTTATTAATAGTGCCGCCGAATACCGCCAGGATGAGATTATCGTTTACGATGATGACTACGACGCCGATAATTCAACCATATTTGAAACTATGGATTTTTACGGGGTTACCACTGCCGATCATATATGGAAGCAAGCAAGATACCATATTGCTGTCGGTAGGCTACGCCCCGAAACTTTTGAATTTTATACGGACGCCGAGTGGATTACCTGTGTCCGCGGCGACATGGTGCGCTTAACCCATGATGTTTTATTGATTGGCTTAGGCCAGGCCCGCATTAAGGCCATTGCCGGCTCTGATGTCACCCTGGATAGTTCCATTACCATGGCCGGCGGCAGCACCTACGGCGCCCAAATTCGCAAAGCCGACGGTACCATGCTGGACACCACCATCACGCTGGATGTTGGCGAGCAAACAGTCGTGACCCTGGGATCGGTGTCCGGCGTGGCCGTCGGTGACCTCATATTTTTTGGCGTTACCGATGCCGAATCTATGGACTGTATCGTGACCCGCATTGACCCCGGCCCCAAACTATCGGCCCACCTGTGGCTGGTGCCGGCCTCTCCGGCCATCCATGACGCCGACACCGGCGAGATTCCCGAGTATGACCCGATTATCACCCTACCGCCGCCGGATGACCGCACCCCGCCCACCCCGACCATTGAGTCGGTCACGCTTTCGACGGCCTCATCGATAAACGATGATAATTTAGATGTCATAGTTCTGGCCGCAGTCGATTTTTCGGTCGACACTACCGACCCCAATTTGATCTGGCCGGCGAACTTTCAAGGCCAGTATCGCACGGTGGAGTCCGGCCCGATTTATGGCGAGTGGATCACCCAGCCCACCATCGATGGCGCCTTACGGGTTTTTGAATGTCAAGTTGAAAATGGCGCAACCTATGACTTTCGCGTGCGCTCGGTCTCTGAATTCGGGATCACCTCCGCCTGGGATACCGAAAGCAACTATACGGTAAACTACAGTTTCACGGTGCCGGAAGATATCACCGGGCTGGCCCTGGTGGGCGGCGGCTCTACCTGGCCGGGGCGCGATGTGGAGTTGACCTGGGATGAACCCAGCGACTTATACAAGGTGGCCCGCTATAAACTAAATATTTATAAGACAGCCGGCACGGTCCTATTACGCACAAAATATATCGAAGTTGGTGACGCGAATTCTTTATTTTCAACCTACACCTTTGATGAAAATTACGAAGACAACAGCGGCAGCCCCATCGGTGCCTTGACATTTCGGATATGGGCCATCAGCCCGCAAACTGAGCCCTCAGCCGGATATGACAGCTTAGTCGTCACCCATACGGCCCCGACCGCCATATCTGGCCTGGCGGCCCTGGCCTTTCGCGGCGGCGTGTTATTTTATTGGGATGAGAATACGGATGCGGCCTTTTCTCATTTTGCTGTACAAATAACGGTGGAAGATGATTCCGCCTCCGGTTGGTTGCGGCAGCACGCCAATACGTTTTCCTATACCCTAACCGATGCCGAAGTCACTGAACACGGCGCGGCGGCTGATATTCAGATAGAAGTCAAGGCGGTTGACATATTCGGCACCGAGTCCGCCACCGATGATATCACCGAGGCGGCCGGCACCCTTTTTGTACAGATCACGGATATTGACGACTTTCCAGATATTTTAAGCAATACTTATTTGGTGCCGGTAGTCATCGGCCTAACCATTACCGATGATACCCCGGCCAACGGGATCACCTGGGATGCCCACTCTTTATGGTATGACGGCACGGAGTATGAAATTTCCGGCGGCAGTACTACCAACACCTATGTTTACTTTAAAGATTTGGCCACTACTTATGTAGAATCCGACACCCATCCGGCCGATGACGAAACCCCTGGCTTTAATTGGGATCCGACTGAAGATTTTATAATTATGGTCAATGACGACGGCGCCGGGCAGCCGGCCTGGTATTCGATGGCCAACGCCGTCATCGGTTCTGCTTACATTAAAGCGGCCGCCATTCAAGACTTGCATGTTGATGAGATATCGGGCGTCAAAATCACGGCTGGCACCATTACTTTGACCGGCCTGGGCTCAGATGTTACCGGACAGTTGGCCGCTAGTTATAACCTGGCTAAAAATGGCGAGTTTAAAAAAGATACCGATGCCGAAACCGACCCCACCGACTGGGATGTGGTCAATACCGGCACCCCGGCGGTTAGTAAGGTTTGGGCACCCACCGGGGTTTACTTGGCGGATTGGGATAAACAAAACGCCCTGGTATATTATGCCAATTGTGATAACGGATCTGAGATGGTGCGCTTGACAAGCGAGGATTATATCGCAGTCAATCATGCAATGGATTACTGTTTAAGTGCCTGGGTACGTGGCGTGCAAGGAACCCGCAGCATGTACTTAGGTTTGTTTTATTATGATACGGATTACGTCGCTTGCTCGCCAACTAGCTACCAATGGATGGCGGCCAGCAACTACTCGCCGGCCACTTCCTGGCATCAAATTGAAGGGATTTGCTATAATTCAAGTTCCGGAGAGACTAACCTTTTTCCCTCCGATTGCGCCTATGTCAAAATCCGCTGCTATGTTCAATACCAGGCCGTCGGCGCCAACTTAGTCGGCCGCATTACATTTAATGAGGGTCGTTATCCCCAGCGCGGCGTGACGGTCATCGATGGCGGAAATATATATACTGACACTATTTCAGCCAACCAAATAAACGGTGCCGGATTTGGAACACTCACGATATCATCGGGTAAAATCGCAATTAACACCACCGACGCCCTTGAAATACAGGCAGGCGGCAATATGAAGGTTTTGGCCGGCGGCGATGTCGGATTATACGGCCACCTTACCGACCCTTCTAAATTATTATTTTATGATAGCGGTTCAACCTTGAGAACTCAGATTTATTCAAACGCAGTCGGCTATACCAGATTTTACCCCGGCACCGATACGGAAGGATCATTGGAAATCGGTTGGAGCGATATGCGATTTGAGGATATTTCCATTATAAGTCAATTGCAATTTAAAGCCGGATGCGTCGGCGGCGGCGATGACTCATCCTGGATCGAATGCAGCGCAGACCCTATAACCCATCAGACGTATCAACATTTTCATATTGAAGCAGACGGAGTTAACGGCGGCCTTTATTTGGTGGAAGATGAGTTTTACCCGTATTATGACAGCACCACAACGCTAGGAACCGACAGTAAACGCTGGTCAAAAATTTTCGGCGATAGATTAGATCTGAAATCCGACCCCGGCGCCAGTACTTACATGATGCCAATCGAAAATGATCGAAGCAGCGGCGCCCTATACGGTATTTATATCTGGAATACTAATTCCACAGATTCAAGCGGGCATTATTTCAATTGCAGCCGCGACGACCCCTACGACGAGCGGTTTTATGTGGAAAATAACGGGGACTGCTACAATACCAATGATGTCTATGGTCAGATATCTGACATACGGCTTAAAGAAAACATTATTGATTGTACCCCCAAATTAAATGATATTTTAAAATTAAAAATCAGAAATTTTAATTTTAAAAACGACCCGGATTTAAAACAGATTGGCCTTGTTAGCCAAGAGTTTGAAACCGTATTTCCGGCCCTGGTAACTGAAAACGATCAGGGATTTAAACGAATTAAAACATCCGTATTAGTACCGATGATAATAAAAGCCATTCAAGAATTAAATCAAAAAATAGACAGTATAAGACAGTATAGGAAATAAAGTATTATGAAAGATCAAACAGACCGGAATTCGATTCAACCGACAGGGGTATCAACCGATACCCTGCTTACTATAATCGGGATAAAAGAAGTGGAACTTTATACGGCGCGGCAATATATCAAAGATTTACAAAACCAGATAAAACGACTAACCGGCGGCAACCCTCTACCGCCAAATGAGGAAAAATAAATGACCATTGCCGAAGATTTTGCACAGATCCGCGAGCAGCAAGAGCAGCTAAAAGCGGCCGGCGATGTCCGCCGGCGCTTGTCAAAAATATATGCGGCCGTGGAAAACCTGGACGAAACCGTGGAATACTACAAAGCCAATACCGGCTTTGATGATATCCCAACGGATACCAAGCAGGCTTTAAACCGTTTTTATCAACTGACATTGACATTAAAAACGGACTTTGAAGCGGATGCAGATTTTGTGCCGGTGATTCAACGGACGGCGCCAACAGTGTAATCATATGTCAATAGAAAACCCCATAACCCGCGACGGACCCGGCCGTCGCAAGTCGCCCGTGGATGATCATCATAAGTGTGCGTTGCACGATTTTATAGAAGATCGTAACATTACCTGTTTTGATGTTATCAAAGGAAATCTAAAAAAGTTAGAAGATAAAATGGATGGTCATGTCTTTAATGCCAGCAAGGAAATGCTGAACCATGAAAAAAGCCAAGATAGCATTTTTAGAAGCTATGTTACCAAATGGACCCTTGCTATTGTAATCGGGGTAGCAACCACCGCTTTCGGTGTGATCATGGGCCTGGTATCTAACCAGATTTCAGACACCCATACGGATATTAAAGCCATTGGTCAAAATGTTCACGAAATCCAAAGCAATGTAGTACGCTTTCGTGCTATCCAAGAAGGGGTAGTAAGTAACCAGGGCCGCTTTCAACGCTATATGGATAATGAATCGGATAAACACCCACGCTAAATATTTAATTATTATCATGGCATTTATGTTGTCGCCAAGTGCAGCGGCCGCCCTCGTGCAGGTCATCGAGGCCCAAAATATGGCCATTAAAAATTGTGCCAATGGCAAGCCCGTCGAAAATGGTTATTGCTGTTTAGGCCCCGGTTATGTGGCCGAGAATGTCGATTTTAGCGGCAAACCGGCCGCGTTAAATATAATTGCCAAAGGCGATTATGCCGGCGGCGCCTGGCCCATTATGGAAGTCAGAATTAATCAAGTTATGGTTGCATCGATAGAAGTCGACTCGGCCGACTGGAAATCATTTGAGCTGGATTTGACTGGTATTTCCCTACGCGCCGCCCCGGTTAGAGCCGGTACCCATGAGCTGGCTTTTGCTTTTATAAACGATTGGTACAAACCCGATCAAAGCCCGCCGGACCGTAATTTTTATTTATCAAAAGTGACCATTACTCAAGAAACCGAGCCCACCGCAGCTGTTACCCTGGCTTGGAATGCTAACGACCCGGCCGATGAAATCGAAGGCTATAAAATATATTATGGCGCCATGTCGCGCTATGACAACAGCCTGGACCCGGTTGCCATTTTAGCCGAGTGTCAAAAGCGATGCGGCAGTGAGCCGACCCAAGAGTGTCTTGATAGCTGGGCAAACTATTGTACGGCCCCGGACTTGCTATGTGATTATGATTTTTTTGACTATGACCAGATAGTTGATGTCGGAAATGTTTTAACTCACACGTTAAAATTACCGGCCGGCCATTATTTTCTGGCCGCCACGGCTTATAACAATAAAAAGTACCCGGAGAGCAAGTTTTCAGTGGAGTTAGATCACACGGTTACTTTTAATAAGCCGGAGGCAATCAAAGCGCCTATAAATTTTAGATATGTTAAACCGATAACCAATCAAAAGGAGTTACCATGAAAATTTTTCTAACCTCATTAATTACAATCTTAGCCCTACTTTTTGCCACCAGCGCCAGCGCCGCTGAAGTTACATTTGAGTGGGACGCCAATACCGAGGCCGATCTGGCCGGATACAAACTGTATGCCAGCAAAGTGTCTGGCGAGTATGACCCGGCCGTCGCCATCGATGTCGGAAACGTGGTCACCCACAAGTTGACCGACGTGGCCGATGGCAAATGGCATTGGGTTCTAACCGCCTATGATACCGGCGGCAATGAGTCGGTCTTTTCAAATGAGGTCTCTTTGACCATTGACACTATCGGCCCTGGGGCGCCTAAGAGTTTTCGAGTCATAATGTCGGCTAAATCTGTTTCGGTCGAGGTAGAGTAAAAAAAAATGTTTCACGCAACGCCGCTACGTCGCTACATAGGTGCAAGAGATGAACAGACTTGTTGATATCGTTGGGAATATCTTTATTTGTAAGTGTGGTTGCAATAAAACGTATGCCCAGAAAACGTTTATTGAGCACTACAAGAGGGATATCATGCCGAAGCGCTTAAAGAATTATGTTGAGAAAAAAAATAAAAAATCTTTTCGTTGCGCCGTTGCGTGAGTTAAAATTCAACATTCTAAAATTGGATAAACTATGGGAAAGTATTTAAGTGTTGATGAACAGTCCACCTATATCGATGTGTTTTGTGACGGCTTTGTGGTGCGGGTTCATTTAGACGGTAGCGACGCTTATCTAGGTGAAATATTAGACCCCAACAATCTATCTACCGCCTGGGCGAGATTCGGCAGCCGAGTCGATGTCGGCGGCACGGTGTATGCTTTATCTGAAGATACGGGGATCAGCGTGACTTTAAAGGAAAATACACCCGTGCGGGTTGTAATATATGCCGTTGGGGATTTTGAAACGAGTGCCCAGGCAAGTCTTTCCGATGAAGCCGGCTCTGAAATTTGGCTGTATATTTACCCGGATAAAATTATACAACATTTAAATTTTAATGCCGCCGCTTCAATTACGCTGGCAGACTCTACCGACAACGGCCAATGTTTTATAGATTCGGTCACGGCCAACATTGCCGCTGAAGATTCCAAGTATGAAAACAGCGACACGGAAAGCGACGCCGGCGGCGACGGCGAGCAAAATGCGGCTGATTATATCGCAACGCTGTCCGATGAAGTTAATATTACCGGAGCATGTATCGCTGAAGATGTAACCGGCACCGCAACCTTTGGTCAGTATATCGATGACCCCGGCGTGTCTCTTGCCTTTGAATGGAATAACGGCACCGTGACGGCCGCCTCTACCATGACCGTGGCTTGGCTTATCGATTCCGCCGACCGCGAAAACGACGGCGGCACTTTTCTGGATTGGGATACCGATATATTTGAAGTCGAGGACGCCGCCCAAGTCGGTGTTATTTGCGAAAATGATGGACTTCGATGGTATTGCCATACTGCCATAGAGGGTGAACCGGATGGAGAAGAAGAGCCGGGAGTCGGTGAGAGCTGGACCGACTACTGGCACGAATACCGCATGACTTTGGGCGATCAGTATAAGGATCTGGTAATGGCTGCCCCGGCTACCGGCAGCGAGGTAATAGATTCAGTTATTCCTAAAAATATTGCACCTAAACCGGATACAAGTACCGATGATTTTATAGACGGTGCAACCGCCGCAGGTGGCATTTTAGAAGATTGCGAGATTTTAACAATTTTTAATGAGGGAACCGGATCACCGACTGATTTAATGTCAAACTGGACTTTAACCAACAATGGCGCAGATTGGCTTGACTCAAACGACCCATCCGAAGGACTAGATTTTATCGGTGCCAATAATGATTATATCTCCCTGGGGACTTCTCAAATAGGCTTGACAGACGAATTAACGCTTTTGTTTTGGGGTACTCCTCATTCAACGGTTACAAACGGAAGGTTAGTTTCAAAACATGTATCCGGTAACTATGGCTTTAATCTTGTGAGTGATTCTAGCGGAGTTGAATTTAGAATCTCTACAACCGGCTCAAATTGGGTAGGAGGAAACGCCGGAGCAGATATATCCGATGACGTAATAAGCATGTTGGTTGCTACATATGACGGCGCAAACATGCGCATTTACATTAACGCCTCAGAAGATACGGGCGGAGTTTTCCCACTTTCACAAACCGGAAATATTAATGATAGCAATCAAGATTTTCAAATAGGCCGAGACGATTACAGTGGAAACTCTACTTCATATGATGGCGAAATGTATGCCGTGGCAGTTTGGTCAAGAGCATTGTCCGTAATTGAAATAACAAAACTATATAATGATTTTTATGGCGAAATATTTGGCTCCGGCTATGCCGCCGACGGCGCAAGGCATTTTGAATTCTCATCAGAAGAAGTCACCTACACCGCAGACATTGCCAGACTCGGCCATGTCAATGTGATCCATGACCCCATGATTACGGTCAACGGGACCACCGATTTAGTAGTCGGTCACTGGAAATGCGATGACAACGCCGCCACCACCACTATAGTAGATACCACCGGCAACAATAACGGCACTTTAGAAGGTGGCGACAATACCGAGGACAAAGACAACGCCGATGCCGTGCAAGGCACTTCTCTATTACTTAATGGGACTGATGACTATATCAATTTAGATGCCGCCATATCTGAATTGACCGATACGGACAAATTTACGATCACGTTATTGTGCAAGCCTAATTTCGCTTACAATTCTGGCGGAGACAAGCGGATTTTAGGCATTTATTATGCCTGGAATTCTATCATTTATTTAGGTTATTATGATTCCAGCGGGGAGCACCAGTGGAATTATCGCTTCCGCAATGCGGCCGCCCAGGCCCATGTTACTTTTGGCACCGCTTACGCCAGTGACGATGAACTGCAACAGTGGCACCATGTTCATTTTGCCGTGGATC